AGCTCGACCTGGGCTTGGGTGGCAGAACGGAATCTCGAGTTGGTCTCTCGGGCGGTTGGGGCAACCTGACTGGGTTACAGACTAAATCCCTCATACTATGGTTGTTTCTGCGATCGTAGCAGCATCTACAGGTGCGGTCGCTTCCGTTGGCACTTTGCTATACGGTTTACATGCAATCAGCAACATCTATTACGGATTCGCGTTTCGGCACGATGATGTTTCCATGCTGTATGAGACGGCCCATGACTTCAGGGTTGGTGACGTGGAGGAGTGGATGTGGGATCGAGCTGGGAGTCGTCCTGGTTACTGGTCTATTGATATTCCACTACGTACCAGAAGGAAGCGATTATTTAACTGCCTCCCCGGAGATGGGGTAGAGGTAGTTCACAAGCGGGTTAATTTCACTCAAAAGGAGTATGCTCTGCTTGATAAGGTGGTTTCGAACCAGCTATATGCCGAGTCCAAGGCTAAAGTCAATCGAGCCGTTGTATTCCAGCGGTCTTTACAGCTTTGGGATACGGGTAGTGAGGATGATGTTGCCATGCGTACCCTTGGTGCGTGGGCGATTTCATATTACAAGTGCCAGGCGCACAAATTTCATCGTAGAGGTTTGTGTTGCCTCGGGTGTTTTGATGGTTTCGACCGTAAGTACCGTGCACGTCTCACGAGATGCCCTGGCGTTACTGGTCATGCTTGGCAGACCACCTCCAATGTATCGCTGTTATGTGATGCGGACGGCGACGCGCAAGTTAAAGGCATTTTGCCTAAAAGGAATAAGCTTGGTTTCCAAGAACAAGGTGCGGATTATGTGAATGAGCATGCAGGCGGCGGAAAGGATGATGTTGACTCTGAAATCCGCGCCTCCATTTGTGGACGTATTATTCAAAAGGACTGCGGCATTGGTGTTGTTGGACAGTCGGCGGACGACACTGGTAATCGCAAACAAGTTTGCGGTGTGTTATCTCAGCCCATTTCAGTTGAACCCAATGTGTATGCGCAGGAGCTTCTTAATGCTATTAAAGCCATTGAAGAGAGAATTACTAAGAAGCAACGTCCTTATGCTGGGAGCAAGGCAGATGAGTTAAAGATTAAAAGGATGGTATATCAATCTATGCATGGCAAACGGAATTCTCCGTTTTCAGCTAAGAAGGTCTTGGACCTTATCCATACTTTGGTGTATGAAGAAGTCAAGTCCAAAAAGTGGACTGAGAACCGTGTGACCGATGCGATCGAGAGGTTGTGTCGGGAGATTGATCCTGAGTTTAAGTTGAAAGCAGCGTGTAAGCTTGAGTCTATGCCCGAAGGTAAGGCCCCACGTTTATTGATAGCCGATGAGGACCGGGGCCAAGTGATGGCGCTCATGACTGTCTACTGCGTTGAACAACTCATCAAGAAGCATTTCCCTGAAAAGGGGATTAAGGGCCTTTCGAAGAAGGACGCTATTAAGCGTGTTATGAAGGCCTGTAGAGTACCACGCAAGGTTGCAAAGAAGTTAATAAGTGTCTTCGAAGGAGATGGACATTCGTGGGATACTACGTGTAGTTCCAGTATCCGCGCGTTAGTCGAGAATCCGATCATCACCCACGTTGCTTGTTTGGTGAATGGGTTCTTGTGTGCCTCTCCACAGACGTGGGCTGAGGCTCACATCTCTGTTTGCGCGCAAGAGAAGCTCGACATGACATACACGAAGAATAAAGAATATCAGAAGATTACCATTGATGCAATCCGGAGGAGTGGCCATAGGGGTACCTCTTGTTTTAACTGGTGGTTGAACTTCGTGCTTTGGCATTGCGCAATTTTCGAAGACCCCGAGTTGTTCCTTGATCCAGAACATCGTTATGGTCTGGACGTGTCGGGAGTGAATCGGTGGATGAATAGTGCTTTTGAAGGAGATGATTCTTTCTTAGTTACTTCACCTAAGATTGAGGTAGGGAAACAACTCCATACCGATATATTGCAATTTTGGGAGAGAGTCGGTTTCAATATGAAGATTGAAATTAGGAAGACAAGGGCGCTTTTCGTTGGTTATTACATTGGCCTGGACGATTGTGGTCCAGTCTTTGATGAGAAGAAGGACGAGTGGCTGATGGTGCCTGAAATTGACAGGTGCTTTGCGCGAGCTGGTACGAGTTGTTCCCATGCTATGATTGAAGCGTTCAATGTCGGTGATCGCGACAAGTGCGTAAGATTAGCTGGATCTGCAGCTATGTCGAGGGCGTACGAGTTTTCTGGACTTGCGCCTACTATTTCCGACAAGTTCTTACAGTACGCGGTTGATTGCGATTTCGATATCACTCATGATTTGCAGATGCGTACGAATCAGAATTTTGATGATAAGAGTGAGCTCGTTGATCATATCCGTGCTCTCAATGCCACTTGCCAAATTGAGGACAAAATTTTGACCTCAACGGGGTTCTGGCTGAGTGACGTAGAGAGGAATCACTTTGTTGATTTTACTTGGAGTTATGACAGGCTTATTGACTGGGTTGGCTTTCGTGATAGCCTTCCCATGTCGTGGCGCCAGTAGGCGCCACTTTGCGCGATTGGAAACAGGTTTCATCCGGTGCCGTACTGATAATTCAGGTATTTTATCTGGAAAGTCCCAGGCCTACGGGAGGAAATGCCCGTGGGGAGAGAGGGAAGACGACGATGCATCTTACCGGGGAATGCCACCCCCCCGCCGGAGTCGTCCGGGCGTAGGTAGAGTCCGCCCGTTGACCGAGGCTTATTCTTCAACACTCATCGCTTCCCGGCGGTGAGTGGCGAGCCTGCCGACGTGGTTTTTCCGGCACGTCTGAGGTGAAGGCCGTGGGAGAGGGGGATTTAGTCACCTCCTAGGTTTGGCCAACCATAACTTCTACTGAACGGGGGCTAGGCTCTTTGGCACATAGGGCGCGGTTCTTCCGTCCTGTGTGGCAACACTGGCTACCAACCAGCGATGGGTGGTAAGTTGGAACCCCCGAATGAATGGCTGCGAAGTGACCTGGCGCGAAGGTGTAGCTTGATTGAAGCATGGCTGTGCGTCAGCCGGCTCTCAGCTTAGTCAACACCATATCAATCCAGGGCTGTGCCGTAGTATGTTCTTTCAGTTTTTCTCAGTGAACCTCTCACGTTGAGTCGGGGCTGGCATTTTGCTGGCCAGGCTGGGTCGAATCCTTTAAAATCAAGGGAGGGGGCGTGGTTTTTCCGTCCTCTCCTGCCAGCAGCGAGCACGCTGTCCGATGCGGGTATGATATCCTATTCATGTCATGTTCACTGCCCCTGTGCCACGACGGGGGGTAATGGAGCCGCTTAATCACCGGCGATTCAATCTGAGAGGGTTAGGCATGGTTGACTGTGGGTAATCCCACCAGGGTTATTATTATTATAATGCCATTTTGGCTAAAGTGACTTGGTAGTTTCTACCGTCGGAGGTCACACCTTCTTCAAACTACGACGGCATGGCGCAGTCGAGGAGCAATAATCGCAATGGGAACGGGCGCAACGGTAATGGGCGCCGTTCCCAACGAAGGAATCGGCAACGTGTACCAGGACAAGGACAAGCAGCAACGCGTAACAGGGCAGATATCGTGTTGGCACCAGGTTGTGGTGCTATTACGACGTGTGCCTTTCCTAAACCACGTTCTGCGCGTAATGGGGGGGGGAAGAATGGGGGTGGATACAACCCCGCGTATTGGGATGCAACATTGCCAGCCCATTTACCACTCCCCCGAGCAGTTGGACCTTATACGACTATACGTACTACGAAGGTCTTCAGTTCCCACGATGCAGTCTTAGTATTTGGGACGTTCACTACCCCAAGTATTATGAGTTTGCATACCGATGAATGGTCTACACACTGCTGTATTTCCAGTGTGAACAAGGCTCTTGGTGTTGGAACTGTTGGTAACGCTAATTTTCATTCAATGCCGTTGACCGCGTTGGGTGAAGCTGCTACTATGGTGCCTTCAGCTATGACCGTTCAAGTCATCAATCCGAATCCGTTGCAGACTACCCAAGGGACAGTCTTTGGTGGAACGATGAACATGCAAGCGGTCTTTGGAGGTGAAACACGTTCTTGGGAAAGTGTTGCGCAAACTTTTGTCAACTTTCAGTCGCCACGGTTCATGACCGCGCCTAAGTTGTCATTACGGGGTGTTCGCGTTAACAGTTTCCCGATGAACATGTCCAAGGTCTCAGAATTCATGACCTTGAGGCATGATATTGATGTTCCTGGTGCTTCTTGGGGTAAAGATGTCCAGCCGATGGGTTGGGCTCCCATTGTTGTGTACAATGTGGGTGGTATTCCAGCAGAAGTCGATCCTGGGCCGGCTCTCACTTATATCGTCACCTTTGAGTGGCGTGTGCGTTTCGACCTGACTAATCCTGCCTGTGCTGGTCATGTCCATCATCCTATTGTTTCGGATGCCAAGTGGGATGGATTGATGAAAATCCGGACTGCTATGGGTAATGGAGTCGAAGACATCCCTGACGCCATCGCGAATGTTGGGGAGTTTGTCAAAGGTGGCGTTGATTTCGCCAGAAAGACCATGCCGTATGCGCGAGCTGCGGCACGGTTGGCCGGTTTGGCCGGTGGGTAATCCACCAAGCAGTCGGTGTTGGGCCCTCTCTTTAGGGGGTTAAGCTTCGGTCCGCCCAACTCAGCTGAAGGAGATGTGACCCCTGTCGGTGGGGGCTGTACGGCATCGGCGGCGTTTACGCCTGCAGACCTAAGTCTAAGCCAGCTTAGGGTAATTTAAGTCCACTGGGTCAAACCTGGTGGCGACCGAACGATTGGCGAT